ATAACGGAACTTTACAACGACATTATGGCGTTGCCCGAAACACCACCGAAGCAAGCAAAGCAAAATAAAAAATCGGAGGACGATTAACTATGAATTGGCAACAAATTTTAATCAACATCGCAATTACGGTCGCCGCCGCGTTGCTTACCGCGCTCGGCTCTTGGGTATTGGTTAAGGTCAAAACGCTTGTATCGACCAAAATCAAAAATCAAAAGGCGCAAGCTCTTTTATCGGGCATTGTGGACGTTATCGCGTCGGTCGTCAAGGCGACGTATCAAACCTATGTACAAGCAATCAAAGGTACGGAAGCGTGGACGCAGGAAGCGCAAAAACACGCCTTGCAACAGGCGGCGGAAGCGGCGCAAGCGCAGTTATCGACCGAAGCAAAAGACTACATACAAGCGAACTTCGGCGACGTGGGCGCGTGGGTACAAAACCAAATCGAAGCGACGCTCTACGACTTGAAAAACAAGAAGGTGTAATTATGGACGTTGTAATTGTATGCGGTGCGCCCGCAAGCGGCAAAACACGTTACGTCAAAGAAAATATGCAACTCGGCGACTTCGTTGTTGACCTTGACGCGATACGGGCGGCGGTAAGTTTTTACGACGGCAAAATGCCGTTAAACAATTTGACCGCTACAATATTCGATATACGCGATTATATTTATGCCTTGATAGAACAAAGCGCAATCGACGCGCCCCGTTGTTGGGTTATCGCGGGTTTACCGAAAAAGGCAGACCGCGACCGACTTGCCGCCCGCCTAAAAGCAAAGGTCGTATTTTTGAATACTACGGAGGACGAGTGCGTGCGGCGGGCAATCGCGGACGATACGCGCACCGACAAAAATTTTCAAATCAAAATAATTACGGAGTATTTTACGACGTATTACAAAGACGCAAAAATCACGCCGCGCGAAAGCCGCGACAAAACGATTGCACGCTATACGGCGGCACTATACAAAACGATTAACGACTAAAAAAGCGGGACGCATATTTGCGCCCCGCTTTTACTATGCTTGCGATAAAATCATTATATCGACTCCGTAATTCTTACCACCGCCCCCGCCGTATATAGACGTTATAACGCCGTTGAATTTGCAACCCGCTTTATATTTTTTTAACAGTTTTTCGCCGTTGTCGCTCGGTATCACACCACAAGAAGCGTCAAGCGCGACATTAAACACTTCGACGGTATTCGGGTATTCGTCGTTCGGGTTATGCTTTATCAATACGCTATCCCCTACGACCGACGCGGCGAGCGTATCTTGCCGCCCGTTAAACGTAACACCGTTTAATTTTGTTATAAGCGGCAATTTGCTATCTTTTATGAACGGCAAGTCAATGTTTACCGATATATCGTATTTGCCGTCGTTATTTTCGATTGACGCAATCGAACAAGGATAGTCGCGCCCGCCGTAAATTGCCCGCAAATATTTACCGTATGGGAATAAACCTATTTTTACGTCGCCGATATAACAATTTGCGTCGATTATAGGATAGCCGCCGCTTGACCGCATAACCGCGTCGCCCTCATACTTTATAACAACCGCGTCGCCGACCTTTACATCAATACCCGCGACACGGCGGTCAAATGGCGTAATTCTAACCGTTGTCGGGTATGTATTAAGCGGCGCGGGCTTGCGCTTTTCGGGGGCGCGTATCGCCGCGTCGGACATTATAACAACTGAAGGTTGCCGTACATCGGCGGCGGGCGGCGTATCTTTTTGCCGTTCGGACGCGGCGGCGGGTTGCGCGTCCCGCTCCGCTTGCTTTTCACGCTTGCGGGCAAGCGCGGCAAACACCGTAAACACCACGCCGACGGCAAGCAAAAGCAAAAATACAATCGCTTGCCACGTTTGCAAATTCTCGGCGTTTTCGCCGATGTCGCCGCCGATAATGCCGCAGAATATGAACACGGGCAACCACGCAACGACGGCAATTATAACCCGTACCGACCGTTTAAGTTTGTAAAACCACATCATAATTAAAAGCCTCCTTCGCTTTTTATTTGTTTTTCAATTTGATATGCAAAGTTTAATAATTCGGTTTTGCGCCGCATATCGAACGCCCCCGCCGCTTTTAGCAATTCGCGCTCGTATTCCGTAAGCACCGCCCCCGCCGCGTCGCCCGCTATGGCGGTATTATTCGAGTTATTGTTGCCGATTATTTGTTGAACGGGTGCGCCGCGCGGCTCGCGCCCCGTAATAAGATAGTCAAGCGACACGCCGAAATATTCGGCAAGCGTTACGCAATGCTCGACCGTCGGCGTGTACTTGCCTTTTTTCCACTCCGACACGGTCGTCGGGCGCACGTTTAGCAATCGGGCAATATCCGTTTGCGTCTTGCCTTTTTTGTTTAATAGGTCGAATATTCGGTCGGTTAGCGTCATAGAAAAAAGACTCCTTGCGCGTTTTATTTTTTCTTACAACGCAACAAGAAGCCTTGACAATCTCGGTCAACCGATATATAATATATGCAAGGTTGTCGCAAAACCGATAAAAAGGTTTTTGCGATATTCCGTTAGCCGTGCCGTGTTTGGCGGCTCTTGCGCGTGTATAAAGTTTGTCGCAAAATTATTATACAACTTCCGCAGGGGTTTGTCAATGCGACACGGCTATAAAATTATGTGTTGACCGTTATCGGCGCACCGAAAAACGCCCCCACATCGGGAGCGTTTTTTGTTTGAAAAAAGTTAAAAATTTTTTGAAAAAGTGCATTAAAAGTGTTGACATATCACGTTGAACGTGATATAATATAATCAAGAAAAGCAAAGGAGGTGAGAAACGTGGACGCAATAAAAAAAGCCTTGCAAGACTTGGCAAATGCGATTGATAACCAAACAGCGGTCGAAAGCGTAAAGGTTACAATCACGTTGAAGAAGCCGAAGCCCGACAAGGCAACCACCACCGCCGACAAGTAGTCGGCATAGGCAGAGCGGGCGGGAAACCGCCCCTCGTAAGTCCTATTATAGAACATCGGCGCAGGGTTTGTCAACCCGTATAATGGACTATGGAGGTAAAAATGCACAAAAAAGTTAAAAACGGTATCGAGAAACATTATTGCGACGCTTGCGGTGAGTTGCTTTACGACCTCGTACCAAAGCACAAAATAACCGCAACAATTTTCGGTATTGCAATACCCGAATACGGAATTAAAGAGTATTGCAAATGCGAGCGTATTGACAAAAACGAATATTGCGAAAAATGTTACAAGGAGGTTTACAATGAAAATCGAAAAAAACGGCAAAATTTACACGGTTTGCGAAAATAAAGCGTCTTGGACGGTATCGCTTGCCGCCGACCGCGTTACCATATCGGCGAATGTATCAAAAGTCGATTGCCCCACTTTTGAAAGTTTGAAGGCGTTTGTCGACGAAAACGATATTTTTTAAGGAGGTGCGGATATGGCACGAAGCGAAGCGCAAAAAGCCGCCGACGGACGTTACCGCGAAAAAACGCAAGGCAAATACAAGCACTTTGTCGTCAACTTAAAATGCGACGAGTGCGACCGTATCGAAGCCGCAATATCGGCGGCGGGTTTATCGAAAGCCGAATTTTTGCGGCGGGCGGTTGAACAATTAGAAAAAAAGCAATAAAACACGCAAGCGGGCGACACATCACGGTCGCCCGCTTTTACTTCACGGAGGAATTATGAAAGGTATCAAGTTCACGGCACGCGAAAAACAAAAAGCCCTCGAATTATGGGGCAAATGCGGCGACTACTTTTACGCCGCGAAAAAATCAAAATGCACGGTGCAAAGCCTTTACCGTTGGCGGCGGCAATACGACGGCACGCTTGTAAGCCTTGAAAACAAGTCGAGCCGCCCGCATACCCCGCACCCGAACGCACACACGGACGCGGAAGCGGCGCACATCGCCGCCGTTTTCGCTGAACGCCCCGACATAAGTTACGCGGAAGCGTTGGGCGTACTGCGCACGCAATACGGTTACTCGCGCACATACGGCGGTTTTTATCGGTATTTAATGAAGCACAAACTCCGCCCCGCCCGCGAATACGACGGCTATATCCCGCAACCGTATGACACGCCGCAAATGCTCGGCGTAAAAATGCAAATGGACGTAAAATACGTCCCGCGCGAATGTTACAAAGGCGTTGTACCGACCGACGAAAAACGGACGCGATTTTTTCAATATACAATGATTGACGAAGCGACGCGCGAGCGGTTTATTTACCCTTATACGGAGCAATCGGCAAGGGCGACGCGCGACTTTATAAAGCGTGCAATCGTCTTTTTTGGGTATATCCCCGATTGTATTCAAACGGACAACGGCGGCGAGTTTACAAACCCGCGCGGGGCGGGTTGCAAAAAGGTACATATCGCCGACGAAATAATGAACAAATTAAAAATCAAACATCAACTTATACGGGCATACACGCCCCGACATAACGGAAAAGTCGAACGGTCGCACCGCACCGACAGCGAAAATTTTTACCGTTTTTTGACGTTTACAACATACGAAGAATTGCGCGAAAAAATGCGCGATTGGTGCAATCGGTACAATAATTGCCCGCACTCCGCGCTCCGCGATAAAAACGGGCGGCGGGCTTGGCAGACTCCGCTCGAAAAACGTGCCGAATTGTTGGACGAATTGAAAAACGCGGCGGTGGACGTTTATCACGTTAGATTATTAAAACCGAAAGCGGCGTAAACGCTTAACAGACAGCAAAAAGCGGCAACATCGGGCGAACGCAACCGCGCCCGAACGGGCGGCGGTGCTTTTGTGCGCCCTTTTTTCGATATTCGGCGGAAAAATCGCCGCAAATGCGGCTCTCTCGCTCGCCGTTCGCTTGACTTTTTGCCCGTTTTTTGATATTTTTAAGAAAAACACTAAAAAACACTAAAAACCTATTAAAAAACGCTTGACAAAATAACA